CAGCGCAGAACATAACCCCCTGGCGCGACGCAAGCTGGACAAAGACAACCTGTTTACCGCTGCTGTTGAAACGCTGATCGAGTTTGAGGACGTGCCGGAAAAAACCAGCCTGTTTACCCGAGTGAAAGAGCTGCTGTCCCGCAAAGGCGCCGATGATAACGCCCGCTTTGCTGATGTGAATCAGGCTGTTGAAGCCATCGCGCGTGAGCATCAGACGCTGGCGGAGCAGGTCAGCACCCATCAAACCGATTTCAGCAACAAGCTGAGCGATATGCAGAAGGTTGTTGATGAGACAACCAACGCACTCTCCACCCTGCGTGAGCAGCTTTCCACTCAGGACAGCCGCAGCGAACGCCGCCCTAATGCGACCGGCAATAACGGCGCAGAACAAACCACCGATTGCTGACGGAGCAAAAGCACAATGAAAAAAGAGACACGTTTTAAATTCAATGGCTATCTGACGCAGCTCGCCACACTCAATGGCGTGCCTGTGAGCGGTATCACCTCAAAATATACGGCAGAACCGTCCGTTGCGCAGACGCTGGAAACGAAAATCCAGGAGTCTTCCTCGTTCCTGCAGAAAATCAACATTATCCCGGTTGATGAGCAGTCCGGCGAACGTCTGGGGCTGGGGATTGGCGCCAGTATCGCCGGTAATACTGATACCACCCAGAAAGACCGTGAACCCGTTGATCCGACTTACATCGACGGAGAAGGGTACAAGTGTACCCAGACTAACTCTGATACGGCGCTGCCTTATGCAAAACTGGATTTGTGGGCTAAATTCCAGGACTTCCAGACGCGCATCCGTGACGCCATCATTATTCGCCAGGCGCTTGACCGCATCATGATCGGCTTCAACGGCGTGAAGCGTGAAAAAACGTCAGACCGCAAGACCTATCCGCTGCTGCAGGATGTGAATATCGGCTGGCTGGAGAAAATCCGCCAGGAGAAACCCGTTCAGGTTCTGGACATAATCGTGTCCGAGGGCGAGGTGGTTTCTCAGACTATCCGTGTCGGTAAAGGCGGCGATTTCCTGAATCTGGACGCGCTGGTTATGGGCGCCGTGAATGAGAAAATCGCGCCGTGGTATCAGGAAGACACGGAGCTTGTGGTTATCGTCGGGCGCCAGTTACTGGCGGATAAATATTTCCCGATCGTCAACCGCGACCAGCCAAACAGCGAAGCGATGGCGGCCGATCTCATCATCAGCCAGAAGCGTATCGGCAACCTCCCGGCCGTTCGCGCGCCATTCTTCCCGGCGAATGCCATGCTGATCACCCGTCTGGATAACCTGTCTATTTACTGGCAAGCCGGTACCCGTCGTCGTTCAGTTATCGACAATCCGAAGCGTGACCGCGTGGAGAACTACGAATCCGTTAACGAGGCGTATGTTGTCGAAGATTACGATGGCGTTTGCCTGGTTGAGAACATCGAGATGTTACCAGCGCAGGCAGACGGCAATCCGGGCGCGGCGCTGACGGCTGAAAATATTCAGACCATCGTTGCTGCAGCAGTGCAGGGCGCGCTTGATGCTCAGAATACGGGCGGCACTGGCGACGGAGCGTGATAAATGAATCCGTTCCGTGCTCACACTCAGTATGTACAGGCACAGGATGCCGCCCGGCAGGGCGGCAGTAATGCCAGCCTGACGGGCTACAATCAGATGCTGTTACAGCTGACAGAACACCGCAGGCGCCTTAAAACCGTCCAGTCAAATGAGCGCAAGGCTCAGCTCAAACGTGAGTTTCTTCCCGCTTATGCCTCATGGATTGCCGGTTTACTGGATGCTGACGCGTCAGGCCAGGACGACGTGGCGATGTACGTCATGATCTGGCGCATTGATGCCGGAGACTATACCGGCGCGCTGGACATTGCCCGTCATGCCATTAAACACGGCTGGGTCCTGCCGCAGCGATTCAACCGGACCTGCGGGACCGCTGTTGCGGAAGAGTTTGCCGACGCGGCAATGCGCGCTTTTTCTGCCGGTGAATCATTCAGTGCCGCCATTCTTACCCAGGTGCTCGATATCGTTGAAGGTCAGGATATGCCGGATCAGTCCCGCGCCCGACTTCACAAGGCGATGGGCTACGCGCTGCGGGATAACGATCAGGCAGTGGCGGCACTTAACCATCTGAAGCGTGCCCTGCAGCTGGATAACAGTTCTGGCGTCAAAACCGAAATCAACAAGCTTGAAAGCCGATTGCGACAGGCAATGTCGGCTTAACGAATCGTGCCAACGCGCGGGGCGGCACGGGGTGGCGACAGGCTTTATGCCGCGTCAAAACCCCGTCCACCGCCCAACTATTTGGGAGTGCCAGAAATATGCAATTCGTTTCGCCGGAACAGGCCGGGGAAAGTACCCAGGACGTTATTAAAAACACCAGTTTCTGGCCTGATGTCAGGGTTTCAGAGTTCCGCCGTGATATGCGCATGGATGGGAGTGTCACCGATCCACGCCTGCGTCTGGCGTTGCTGACAGCGATTGCTGAAGTTAACGCCGATCTTTATGAGTTCCGCGAGAAACAACGGGCGCAGGGGTATGCGAGCCTGGCCGACGTCCCTGCTGATGTGATCGACGGCGAAAGCCAGCGGCTCATGCTGTATCGCCGTGCGGTCTTTTGCTGGGCAAAAGCAAATCTGGTTGAGCGCTATCGCGATTTTGACGCAACCGGCGACGGAAGCAAGAAAGCCGAAGATATCGAAACAACCTTAGGCGAGCTGTGGCGCGATGTGCGCTGGGCGGAGTCCCGCCTGCGCGATATGCCACATATGACGGTGGAGCTGATTTGATGAAAGTGCGTGCGCATCAGTATGACACGGTGGACGCACTCTGCTGGCGCCATTACGGGCGCACGCAGGGAGTCACTGAGCAGGTGCTGCAGGCGAATCCGGGGCTGGCTGAATATGGCCCCTTTTTACCGCACGGGCTGCAGGTGGAGCTGCCGGACATTACGGCGTCAACCACTGCGCAGACTGTCCAGTTATGGGACTGAAATATGACGCTTGAACGAATCAGCGCCTTTATCACTTACTGCGTTGCCCTGCTTCTGGCATGGCTCGGCGATTTGTCTCTTAAAGATGTATCGACCATTACCGGTCTTGCACTGGGGATTATTACTGCAGCGGTGACCTGTTATTTACGCTGGAAAGCCTACCAGCTGCTGCGGGACGGCAGAATATCCAGGGGGGAATATGAGTCCTTCAATCGTTAAGCGTTGCCTGGTCGGCGCGGTGCTGGCGATTGCCGCCACGCTGCCGGGCTTTCAGTCGCTTCATACCTCCGTTGAGGGGCTGAAACTGATTGCTGATTTCGAAGGGTGCCGCCTGCAGCCATATCAGTGCAGCGCCGGGGTCTGGACTGACGGGATCGGCAATACGTCCGGGGTAGTGCCGGGCAAAACCATAACGGAGCGGCAGGCCGCGCAGGGGCTGATTAATAACGTGTTGCTGACGGAAAAAAGGATTGAAGCCTGCCTGCAGGTTAAGCCACCTCAGCATGTTTACGATGCCCTGATCAGTATCGGCTTTAATGTCGGAACGGGGGCAATCTGCCGGTCAACAATGGTTTCTTACATCAATCGCCAGCAATGGTGGCAGGCGTGCAACCAGCTCCCCCGCTGGGTTTATGTAAATGGTCAACGGAATAAAGGGCTGGAGAACCGGCGCGCCAGTGAGCTTGCCTGGTGCCTTAAAGGGGCAGGGGCATGACGCGCGCGCTGGCGGTGATCCTGGCTCTGGTGCTGGCATTGCTGAGCTGGCAGTCATGGCGGCTTAACAATGCCGGTCACACCATCGGGACGCAGGCTGAGGCGCTTAAAAAGAACAAGCAGGAGCTGGCGAAGAAAAACAGCCAGCTCATCAGCCTGTCCATTCTTACCGAAACCAACAGCCGGGCGCAGATGCAACTTTATGCTGCAGCGGAGGAGACTTCCGCACTGTTGCGGAGTCGCCAGCGCCGGATCGAGGAGCTAAAACTTGAAAACGAGGATTTACGCCGCTGGGCTGACACTCCTTTGCCTGCTGATATTATCCGGCTGCGGGACCGCCCGGCCCTCGCCGGAGGTGCAGCTTACCGTGAGTGGTTGTCCAAAAGTGACCCAGTGCCGCCTGGACAGGTCAGCGCCGCGCAGTAATGGGGATTTGAACCAGGTGCTGGATGAGACTGAGGCCGCCTGGGCTGCATGTGCCGACAAAGTGGACACGATCATAGCGTGTCAGGAGCGAGACAGTGAACAAGCCGCAGTCCTTACGCAACGCCCTGAATAAATCGGTGGCGTATGTCCGTGACAACCCGGACAAACTGCACCTTTTTGTTGATAACGGTTCGCTGGTCGCAACCGGCGCCCGTTCAATGTCATGGGAATATCGCTACACCCTGAACGTGGTGATTGAAGACTTTAGCGGCGACCAGAATTTAGTGATGGCGCCCGTGCTGCTCTGGTTAATGACCAATCAACCGGACGCTATTAACAACCCGGAGCTGCGCGAAAAACTTTTTACCTTTGACGTCGATATCCTGAGCAACGATCTGTGTGATATCAGCCTCAATCTGCAGCTCACGGAGCGCGTGATTGTCAGCACAGACGGCACCGTATCGAGCGTTGAAGCGGTGCCGGAACCCGACGTACCCGAAGAAATGTGGACGGTGAAACGTGGATGACCTGCAGAGGGTGGATGACTGGCTGGCGGCCCTGCTGGCGAATCTGGAACCGGCAGCCCGCAACCGTATGATGCGACAACTGGCGCAGGAGCTGCGCCGGTCGCAACAGCAAAATATCAGGCTGCAGCGCAATCCAGACGGCACCACCTTTGAGCCGCGCCGGGTGACGGCCAGAAGTAAAAAGGGGCGCATCAAGCGCCAGATGTTCGCCAAATTGCGCACCACTAAATACCTGAAAACCGCAGCCACTGCGGACTCTGCCAGCGTGCAGTTTGATGGGAAAGTCCAGCGCATCGCCCGTGTTCACCATTATGGTCTGCGTGATCGAGTCAGACGCAACGGCCCGGAGGCCCGGTACCCGGCACGCCGTCTTTTGGGTGTGAATGATGAGGTGGAAACCGTCACCCGCGATACGTTGTTACACTGGTTACTTGATTAGTGTGTTTGAAGTGATATCTGAAACTCACAAAATCCCAATTAATTCTTCCATCGTCAAATCCGGCCTCTTTCAAAATGACAAGGCAGTTTAGACGTCGGAATAAAGAGTAATAATCCTTTAGTAAAAATGTGCTTATCGCACCATTCCTTTTTAAAGGGGGAGTTTGGTATGTGCCGTTATGGAAAAGTGCATTGCGTAAACTCGCATAAATATCGAGAGAGTGAGATGGTCTTTTATTGTCTTGTTGTTTGATATCAAAATTGAATTTTTTAAGGTATTTATACAGTACAGAGGCTATACCGCTGGTGAGGTCATTCTCTCGTTGGCGAGCTATAGACTCTAAACCCGAAAATAATAGATAGTATTTTATATCTATATAGTTTGTTTGATTAATGAAAACTTGCGTGTTTTTATGGATCAGAAGAGAGAATTGATGGTCTTTATCAATGATAATCTTGTTTAATGCGGATTCAATAAAATATCTTCTGGAGTTTTTAGAGAAATAGTCTTCTCTAATCATTATCCCATTGCTAACAAGAGGGAGTGTACTAGTAATTACCTTAGGGTAATCATTGTCAAGATTATCAATGGTCTCGTGTTTTTTTAATGCATATCCAAAAGATACAGGACGTTGTTCTATGAAAGATAATATTGCCGAAAGATGAAATATTATGTCTCGGCACTCATTGTTATCCTTAATGTCCAATTCTAGAAAGGCCGTAAGGTATAGTTCTGTTTTTATTCGCATTATTTTTGTTATTTCAGATGCGGATTTAATTACTGGAAATATAGTGCCAAAAGAGAAATGAGTCACTTTTGTGATATTGAATCCATATATTCCAACAGTAAGCATAAGGCCTCCTTTTTGTGCTGTAGACCATACAAAGGACCACAAGTTTGTAACTCATTCTAATGTGAGAATCTTATGAAATGAACGTACAACTCACAGAAATCATGCGCCTTATCACCAACCTGATCCGCACCGGCACCGTAACCGAAGTGGACCGGGAAAACTGGCTGTGCCGGGTGAAAGTGGGCGATCTTGAAACCAACTGGATTAACTGGCTGACACTGCGCGCAGGCGGTGCCCGTACATGGTGGTGCCCGTCGCCGGATGAGCAGGTGGTGGTGCTGAGTATGGGCGGCAATCTGGAAACCGCTTTTGCCTTACCTGCGATCTATTCCAACCAGTTCGCACCGCCGTCGGACTCAGTGGACGGCTGCGTAACGGAATACCCGGACGGTGGATGGTTTGAATATGAACCCGCGACCGGCCGCTGGCATGTGCGGGGTATCAAATCCATGGTGATCGAGGCGGCAGATAACATAACCCTGAAAACGGGGGAGTTTGTGGTGGAAGCAAGCAACACGCGCATAAACAGCGAGGTGGTGATCAATGGTGGCGTCACCCAGGGCGGCGGCGCCATGAGTTCTAACGGGATCGTAGTCGATAAACACGGTCATACCGGCGTTAAGTCCGGCGGTGATACATCGGGAGGCCCGGTATGACGCTGTATATCGGCATGAGTCAGGGCAACGGCAGGGCCATTACCGACACGGACCACCTACGCCAGTCGGTCCGGGATATTCTGCTGACCCCGCAGGGGAGCCGCATTGCCCGGCGGGAATACGGCTCGCTTCTGTCTGAACTGATAGACCAGCCGCAGAACCCGGCGCTGCGCCTGCAGGTTATGTCTGCGGTCTATGTGGCTCTGAGTCGCTGGGAGCCACGGCTTACCCTGGATTCCATCACCATAAACAGCAGTTTTGATGGTTCGATGGTGGTTGAGCTTACCGGGCAGCGTGATAACGGCGCGCCGGTTTCACTTTCGGTATCAACAGGAGCAGACAATGGCAGTAATTGACCTTTCCCAGCTGCCCGCCCCGCAAATAGTGGATGTGCCGGATTTTGAAACGCTGCTAAACGAACGGAAAGCCGCGTTTATAGCCCTTTATCCGGCAGACGAGCAGGACGCGGTAAGGCGCACGCTTGAGCTGGAGTCTGAACCCGTGACCAAGCTCCTGCAGGAAAATGCGTATCGTGAAATCCTCCTGCGTCAGCGCATTAACGAGGCGGCGCAGGCGGTAATGGTGGCTTATTCCATGGGGAGTGATCTCGATCAGCTGGCCGGTAACTGCAACGTAAAACGTCTGACGGTTATTCCTGCAGATAACGACGCGGTACCGCCGGTTGCTGCCGTGATGGAAAGTGATGAGGCTCTGCGTCAGCGTGTTCCTGCAGCTTTTGAAGGGCTGTCAGTTGCAGGCCCAACGGGAGCTTACGAGTTTCACGCTAAAAGCGCTGACGGGCGAGTGGCTGACGCCAGCGCAACCAGCCCGGCCCCGGCGGAGGTGGTGCTTACCGTGCTGAGCCGTGAGGGCGACGGAACGGCTGCGGCGGATCTGCTGGCTGTGGTTGAACAGGCGCTTAACAGTGAGAACGTGCGGCCGGTTGCTGACCGTCTGACAGTGCGCAGCGCTGAAATCATTCCGTACAGCGTGGATGCGACGATCTTTCTTTACCCTGGGCCAGAAGCTGAGCCGGTGATGGAGGCGGCAAAAGCCAGCCTGCAGAAATATATCGCCAGCCAGACGAGGCTGGGGCGTGATATTCGCCGCAGTGCTATTTATGCCGCGCTGCATGTTGAAGGTGTGCAGCGTGTTGAGCTGGCCTCGCCGCTCGCTGATGTAGTGCTTGATAAGACACAAGCCGCTTCATGTACAGAATGGAGCGTAACCAACGGGGGAACGGATGAATAGTCTGCTTCCTCCTGGCTCATCGCCGCTTGAGCGCCGACTTGCTCAGACCTGCAGCGGCATTTCCGATCTGCAGGTGCCGCTTCGGGATTTATGGAACCCGGCAACATGCCCGGTCAAGTTTCTGCCGTATCTGGCGTGGGCCTTTTCGGTTGATCGCTGGGACGAAGGATGGGCGGAGAGCGTGAAGCGCCGCGTGGTGCAGGATGCGTTCTATATCCATCAGCACAAGGGCACAACCAGCGCTGTGCGGCGTGTGGTGGAGCCGTTCGGCTTTCTGATCCGCATCATTGAATGGTGGCAGACCGGCGAGGCGCCGGGCACGTTTCGCCTGGATATTGGGGTGCAGGACCAGGGCATAACAGAAGAAACCTATCTGGAGCTGGAGCGCCTGATTGGTGACGCCAAACCCTGCAGCCGGCATCTGATCGGCATGTCCATAAACCTGCAGACGAGCGGACCATATTTTGTGGGAGCTGCTACTTACACCGGCGAAGAAATCACGATTTACCCGTATATCAACGAAACCATCATTTCCGGTGGCACTGCCTACGAGGGCGGCGCCGTCCATGTTATCGACACAATGAGAGTGAACCCATGAGCGCAAAATTTTATACCCTGCTGACGGATATTGGCGCGGCGAAACTGGCAAGCGCTGCCGCGCTCGGTGTGCCGCTGAAAATTACCCAGATGGCGGTGGGGGATGGCGACGGCGTGCTTCCAACTCCCAGCGCACAACAGACGAAGCTGGTTTCCGAAAAGCGGCGCGCTGACCTGAACATGCTTTACATCGATCCGCAGAACAGCAGCCAGATTATTGCTGAGCAGGTGATTCCTGAAACGGAGGGCGGTTGGTGGATTCGTGAGGTTGGGCTGTTTGATGAAACGGGCGCGCTGATCGCCGTGGGGAACTGCCCGGAGAGCTATAAGCCGCAGCTGGCAGAGGGAAGCGGCCGCACGCAGACAGTGCGCATGGTACTGATTACCAGCAGCACCGATAACATTACGCTGAAAATTGATCCGTCCGTAGTGCTGGCTACCCGAAAATATGTGGATGACAAGGTGCTGGAACTAAAGGTGTATGTAGATGAGCTGATGGCGGCGCATCTTGCAGCAGCTGATCCACATACGCAATATGCGCCAAAAGCCAGCCCGACGTTTACCGGCACCCCAAAAGCACCGACTGCAGCTGCAGGTAACAATACCACTCAGCTTGCCACAACTGCGTTTGTGCAGGCGGCTCTGATCGCCCTGGTGAATGGTGCCCCGGCTACGCTGGACACGCTGAAAGAAATTGCTGCGGCTATCAACAACGATCCTAATTTCAGCACCACCATTAATAACGCGCTTGCACTCAAAGCCCCACTGGCAAGCCCGGCCCTGACCGGAACGCCGACAGCCCCCACGGCTGCGCAGACTGTCAACAATACGCAAATAGCCACTACTGCTTTCGTAAAATCAGCTCTGGCTGCGCTTGTTGGCTCATCACCTGCGGCG